GTTCTATTATCGTGATTTCAGAACTCAGAAGATGTTGGTGGATAGTGAGACTGGTGAAACTTTAGAGTGGACTGCCCCAGACGAGGAGTCTTTAGAAGCTTTCTTGAGGCAGTATCCGAAAATTACAGTGATTAATCAGGAGATTCCCACTGTAAAATTAGCTATCGTAGTTGAAGGAAAGGTGTTTTATAATGGGCCGAATCCTACAGGTGATAAGTATCCTTTTATTCCAGTGCTTGGTTATTATAATCCTCAAATGTCGGACTTCACGTCACGAATCCAGGGTGTTGTCCGTGGTTTACGTGATGCGCAATATCTTTACAATCGCAGAAGAATTATTGAACTTGATATTCTTGAAAGCCAAATCAATTCTGGGTGGGTATATAAAGAGAATGCTCTTGTTAATCCAAAAGATGTATTCCTTTCTGGACAGGGACGTGGACTAGCTCTTAAAGAAGATGCCCAGATGACTGACGTTCAACAGATAGTCGCTCCACAGATACCTCCATCAATGATTCAACTTTCAGAATTACTTGCACGTGAAGTTATGGAAATCTCTGGTGTAAATGAAGAATTACTCGGTAGCGCTACAGATGACAAGGCAGGCATTTTATCAATGCTTAGACAAGGAGCTGGACTCACTACGTTACAGGTACTGTTTGATAATCTTGATAGATCTCAGAAGCTGCTAGGCAAGTTGATGATTGATATAATACAATCCAACTTCACTCCTGGAAAGATTAAGAGAATAATTGAAGATGAACCAAGCCCTCAATTTTATAATAAAGCATTTGGTAAATATGATTGTTCTGTTGAAGAAGGTCTCAATACAATTACTCAGAAGCAGATGCAATTTGCACAGATGTTGGAGCTTCGTGAAGCGGGCGTCCAGATATCAGATCAGGATCTACTTGAAGCTGCTACATTACAGAACAAGAAAAAAATTATAGAAAACGCTGTTAAGCAACAAGAACAGATGTCACAACAGCAACAGAAAGAGGCACAGGCTGCATTAGAACAGCAAGCTGCTCAGATTAATCTAGCTAATTCGCGAGCAAAGGCGGATACTGGTCTAGGGCTTGAAAGAGTGAGCCGTATCGAAGAAAATAAAGCGCTTGCTGTTGAAAGAAAAGCTGAGGCAGCAAAGGATAGAGAAATGGCTGTACTTAACTTTGCAAGAGCGTTAAAAGAAATAGAAGATGTTGATATCTCGCAACTAGAGAAGTTGCTAAATATCTCGCAACTAGTTAAAGCTCGTGAAAAAGGTGAAGAAGTAGATGCTGAAGATTCTACTGAAGAAAAAGAACCCCCTCCGCAGAATTTAGCTGCACTGGGATAGTTAGAGGTATATTTTTAACCTTGTAGGCATCAATATGCTTGCAGTTTCTATCGAAAGGCCAATAATGGCAAAGAGTAAACGTTACCATAGCTCGATAAAATCTGGTCCTTGCATGATCAGTGAAGATCGAAGTGCAATATCAAATCTTCCACAAGGTGTTATTATGAAAGAGTACCCCAAAAATGATTACGCTACTTACAACTTGAATGATGACCTTCTCGGTATTGACAATCAGATAAGCGATGATTCTCGTGGAGTGCATCGTAAATCTAAAGAGAAATTTCCCAAAAAATACTAAGTAAAGTATCTAGAAGAGCTTTCTTTTTGTTTTGATATCGGAGCGATGGATAAGCCCTTTAGCTCCGGTATCAAAACAATAGAGGAGAATTATAATGCCTGTAGCACCTCGCCCTAAAGGAAAAGCCAAAGACATTGCTGATAATATTCTTGGCGTACCAGATAACTTGAAGACTAAGAAAAGACGTAAAAAATCTAAGATTTCTGAGCGTTTAATAGCTGAAGAGACTAAGCTAGTACGTTAAATAAGCTATTCTTTGATTTTTATACATATTCGTGTCAGTTTTACCATGAAATAGTAACATTATGGGGAGATAGTATGGCTAAAGATACTGTAGGTAAAATTGCTACTGATCTATCACAGAAAGAAGCTCCAACTCGTGACCCAATAGAACTACAACGAGAGATGCATAAAGATTACGAGAAGAGTGTCATTGAAGCCATTGATACTGGCAAAAAAGATTATAATACAGATTTTTTCGTTGTTGTTCTTACTAAGCGTGAACGATTGTTAAGCAATGTTATACGTAACTATTTTTTTGTTAGATCTTCTTGCCCAACACCAGAGTATGATCAGACAGTTTACCACTTTCATAAGAAAGAGGACCGCGTAGAGTTCTTATGGGTTCTTCCTTCTATGGATACATGTGTCGTATTTATAGATAACTTCTTACAGATAGACCCCAAAGAGAAATGGCTTCTGGAGTTTATACTCAAAGATAGTTCAGGCGAATTATTAGCCCTTTCAAGAAGATTGAATGGTGAAATTAAAGATACAATTTTGACAGAAAAAGGAAATTAACATGGGTGGAGTACCACAGGTAAGTCAAGGCCAGATAGATGAAATGAATAGAATAGCAAAAGAAAAGTACGGAACTGAGCCAGTTGTTGAAGAAGCCCCAGTTCAAGAAGAAGAAGCTCCAATTGAAGAAGCTCCAATTGAAGAAGAAGCTCCAGCAGAAGAACAAGAAGTAGCACAAGAAGTTGTTGCTGAAGAACCAGAGCCAGCGAAAAAAGTTACAGATAAAGAAGAGAATATGCGTGTTTTGCGCGAACGTTATGAAAGATCTGAACGTTCACGTGATGAACTATCACAGCAAGTACAGGACTTACAAGGTAGATATAGAGAACAAGAACCGCAGAAAACTAAAGAACCTGAAGAAGACTTTGATGATTTACAGTTTGAACCGGATGATCTTGCTGAAGGTAAACATTTACTAAAATTAGTTAAAAAGATTAAGAATCTCGAGGAAAAGCTTGACCGGAATGCTGCTAATGCTCAAGTATCTACTGCTGAGATAAAGGTTAAGAGAGACTTTCCTGATTTCGAGAAAGTAGCCAGTCAGGAGAATTTAAAGAAGCTACGTGAAATGGATCCAGACCTTGCAGATGCAATCTTATCAGCACCTGGTATATATAAGAAACATGCGCTTGCATATAAAATGGTCAAGCAAATGGGTATTTACATTGAAGATAACCATACTAAAGAGCGCGCTGTAGCTGTTAATAATGCAAGCAAGCCTCGCCCATTAGCCTCTATTTCACCACAACGAGGAGATTCGCCATTATCTAAGGCAAACGCATTTGCAGGCGGCTTAACTGAAGATCTTAAAAAGCAACTCCATAAAGAAATGATTGAAGCGATGAAAAATCATTAAAAATCTTTCTTGTGTAGTCCGGGGCCAGCGATTCTGCTTCCCCATAAACCCTGCTGGCCCCATATTTATGTAATGTTTACAAGGAGCAAGAATGTGCAATGGAAAAAATTTTCTGAAGAATATCCCAAGAAAGATACGGTAGTATTATATTATGATAATAAGTGGATTTCTATAGCGGTTGTTCGTAAAAATAATTTTTATGATGGCTTGTATTCAGATAAATATTATTGTAACAACCCTGAATGTGATGGGTTTGTTGATGATTGTGGGTGTGCTTTGGTAGTAAAGCCAGAACATTATTGGATGCCACTGCCTGATGAGCCTGAAAATGTCATATAATGTTTACAATAGTTAAATTATGATCTTATAATATGAAAGACGTATTAAAGGTTCGTCACCTTTAGGCGTATTGAGTTTCGCCAACTCGCGACGTATAAAGAACTCGTCAATCTTAAGTGTAAATAGGTAGATAAGGAACTCTAAACAGTTTGTTATCTATAATAATTATAACTTAGGAAAAACATGGCAATTACAACGACCACACTCCTTCCGGCGCCAGTAGCGCAAAGTTTTAGTTATAAGCTTTTATCCGTTCCAACACCCAACTTGATTCACAATATTCCAGCAATAAAAAAATCCATGCCTAGGAACGGTGGAAAGATTCTGCGTATGCGCAGATATAACGCTCTCGGAACGGCGATGGTACCTCTCGGAAATGGAGGTCTAACCCCACCGCCTCAAACATTATCAGCGGTTGACATAGATGCAGAGATGTCATTTTACGGAACATATATCGTAATAAATGAGCAGGTTGCACTGCAAAATCAAGACCCTGTTTTAAATGAAGCAGCAGCGAGACTTGGAGTATCCCTTAACATACTGGGGGATGTAAAACCGAACCTAAATACCTTGGAACACCTAAGGGCGCAAGCCTAAGGCAACCAGAGGGAACTTGACTATAAAGAACCTTTATGATTAAATTGATGAACTTCAGCAACAATTCGCTCTCTAATTTCGATTCGCTTTTCAAACAATGCTTTGAAGAGTTCGGAGTGTCTATCCCCTCCATTGGGGAGAATCGTCTGTTGGAATTCTATCAACAAATCACAGATCTCTTTCTTAGATCTAAGGAATGGTCTTATTTTTGGAAGCAAATCATACAAAGAAGCGGCAGATATGCTCCATGTTGCGGAGGATCTTTTGATTCCACGTGCAGAGATAAATGTAGCGCTTCCTCCAAATCTTTTTATAAGCCAGGGCATGATTGGAAGTTTTGTATTTCCAATTTCTACGGTAATTGTATAAAC